GCTTAGTGGCAATGTCTATATTCTAAAAAGCGGTGGCACAGACGGAAAGCCAAAAGAACTACACCTACTAAGACCAGATAGAATGGTTGTCAAAGGTGGCAGCAGTTATATACCAGAAGCATACGAATATGTAATCAATGGCAAAGTACAAGCCAGATATCAGGTAGACCCAAAAACAGGCTACAGTGATGTTAAACACATTAAGCTATGGAATCCACTAGATGACTTCTATGGATGTTCACCATTGTCTGCTGCAGCCGTAGAGATAGACCAACATAATCTAAGCAGCAAGCACAACATCAATCTATTAAACAATGGCGCAAGACCTAGCGGTGCAGTTATCTTTAAGCCCAAAGATGAAGCAGGCTATGCAGTCAACCTATCCGAAAGCCAAAGGTCACAATTACTGACAGACTTAAACAACAGATTTCAAGGTGCAGGCAACGCAGGTAGACCTATGTTGCTAGAAGGTGATTTTGATTGGAAAGAAATGGGGCTAAGTCCTAAGGACATGGATTTCATTAATCTAAAACATATGAGTGCTACAGATATCGCTTTATGTTTTGGTGTTCCATCCCAATTAGTCGGAGTGCCAGATGCCCAAACTTACGCAAATGTGGCTGAAGCAAGGTTGTCTCTATATGAAGAAACCATAATACCGCATCTTAAATTAATAGAGTCTGACCTTAATGAATGGTTAGTGCCTATGTATGATGAACGCTTAGAGTTTTGTTTTGATTACGACAATATCCCTGCATTGTCAGAACGTACTAAAAGAATCTATGAGAACGTAACATCTGCAGTTCGTGAAGGCATAATGACAAGAAACGAAGCCAGAGAGCAACTTGGGCTTAGTCCTATAGATGGTGGTGATGAAATCTACATTCCTGCAAACCTATTCCCACTAGGAGCAGAAGCACCTGTACAACCAGAACAACCAGATAACGAAGAAGATATAGGTGACTATGAAGATGACCTAGATAATGAAAACCCTTATGAGGATGATGAAGAAGAATTCAAAGCTATATCTGACGTAGACCTAAAACCAACATCAGGCATGGCAGCAGAAGCCCAAAAAGGTTTAGATTGGCGCAAAGAGTTTGGTAGGGGCGGAACAAACATAGGCAGCACAAGAGCAAGCCAGTTAATCAAAAGAGAAAACCTATCACCTGACACAGTTAAAAGAATGTACAGCTTCTTTAGCAGGCATGAAGTAGACAAGCAGGGTGAAGGATTTAAGCAAGGTGAGAAAGGCTACCCTAGTAATGGCAGGATAGCTTGGGCTTTGTGGGGCGGTGACGCAGGGTACTCATGGTCAACAAAGAAGCGCAATCAATTAGAAAACGAGAGCAAAGAAGAAATTAGAAAAGACGTATTCTCAACTGCTGCAGAAGCAAATGCTAGGGCAAAAGATATTGGGTGCGTTGGCTCACATTCACATGATGAAGATGGCAACATAGTTTATATGCCATGCAAGACCCATGAAGAATATACACAAAGGACAGGTAGAGAAGTTAGTGGATATGGCAAGCCTAAGAAACCTAAAGATAAGAAAGCAGAAGTAGGCAGCGTCAAAGTTGGGGATATGGTTAGTTGGGATAGTTCTGGTGGAAGGGCTAGAGGAAAGATAAAACGTATTGTCTCAAGTGGTAAGGTGCAAGTGCCAGATACTGACATCACACTTAACGCCACAGAAGATGACCCAGTTGCTTTAATAACTCTGTACAGGGGTGGTGAAGCTACGGATGTCACAGTAGGTCATAAAATTAAAACATTGCGTAAAACGTAGAATATGGCGGTTTTTGACGAAAAGTTAAAAAATAGAAGCCACAGGATGCGTTCTAAGAGACTTAAAGGGTGTAGTTGATACCCTAGTAACCCCTAAAAATGAGGAAAACAGTGCATTTGAAAGTAGTCCAACCTAAGGAAAAAAAACAAATACGTTCTTTTAGGCGTGGAAAAATCAGTGTCAGACAGGAAATACGTCAGCAGCGCGTACTCAGAAACAACCTAGAAAAGTCAATCTATGGCAGCGTTCATAGGTCAATAAGCAAAGTCATCAATTCCAAAACCTTCCTTTACAAAGAGTATGGTGTGTTTGAAGAAGCGCAAACTGCCAGAGATTTTGATGAAGCACTTTTGCCAATTATGTATATGCACTACAAAAAGATATTCAAAACAGTCTTTAGAAACAACGAAGAAACCTACGCCAATATGAACAAAACAGAAGAAGCTATAATATTTGGCAGGAACTATGACATTGAAAGGCTTATAGATATTTATAATAAGGGTAGACTTTTATTCCTTTCTGGAATATCAAGTAAATTAGCAAACAGGATTGCAAAAATAATAACAGATGGCAGAGCAGAAGGATTGTCATTAACAGTAATAGCAAAAAACATAAGTGACAAGGTATTACCAATCGGTAGAAGTAGAGCAGCATTAATAGCAAGAACAGAAACACATAACGCTGCAAGTTTCGCACACCATCAATATCATGGAGTGCTTAAAGAAAACTTAGGTCTCAACATGAAAAAGCGTTGGACTGCTACAAGTGACCACAGAACTAGGTCAGCACATAATGAAGCAAATGGTCAGATTGTAGATATGGATGAAAAATTTATAGTTGGCGGAGTAGAAATGGAACACGCAGGAGACCCTGCAGGCGGAGCGAAAAATAACGTCAACTGTCGCTGCGTCATAATCTATGCAGATGCTAGAGATATTGTGATATGATAAATAATGAACTACTATATATAGTTATAACGAGGATAGCTTTATGAACAGTAATTATACTAATGCTGAGAATATATTAAGCTGTCGTACCAGTGAGTACACCTCTAATGAGGATTCTATACAGAATGAAGCAAAGGATATAGTATCAGATGAGGAAACTCAACAGAAAGAAACTGTATTGATTGAAGAAGAACAACCAAGTGTATCTGAAGAATACATAGAGGTTAAGTCTGAAATCAAAATGACTGAAGATGAAGAATCCTCAGAAGATTACGGAACATTTGAAGGCTACGCTTCCGTATTTGAAAACACAGATTTAGGTAATGATGTCATCAAGACAGGCGCATTTACCAAGAGTATAAAAGAAAGAACCAACAAAGGTATCAAACTTTTATATCAGCATAAGTCAGATATGCCTATCGGTGTATTTGATGAACTCAAAGAAGATTCACATGGATTATATGTAAAAGGACGGCTTGCACTTAAAACTGCTGCAGGACGTGATGCTTACGAATTATTAAAAATGGGTGCTTTAGATGCAATGTCTATTGGCTTTAGAGCGAACCCTGACGAAATTTCATACGATAAGCGTTCACAAAAACGCACTATTGGTGAGGTAGACCTGCTAGAGATATCGCTAGTTACTTTCCCTATGAATCCACAAGCGTTGGTTCGTAGTGTTAAGGCTGACGAAATTACTATCAGGGAATGGGAAAATGGGATGCGAGATGCTTTCACACTTTCTCGTTCAGAAGCAAAGGTGGCAGCAAAAGCTGTTTACCAAACATTTGAGGAAAAGGCGAATAGCGAGATGCTAGAAGAATTAACCCCCAGTGTTGAATTGGTAGAAGCCATAAAGAACTTAACTTTAACCCTTAAAACATCTAAATAGGAGAAATATATGTCTGAAGATGTAAAAAAGGTCATGTCTGAGTTTGGTCACGCGTTTGAAGAATTCAAAAAAGCGAATGACGAAAAATTAGACAGACTAGAAAAAGGGCTTGGTGAGGACGCTTTGTTGAACGAAAAAATGTCAAGTATTGAAAGCAAACTTGATTCTTTAGAGGACATCAATAGTGAAATCGCACAAGCTAAAGCTAGGCAAGAAAAAGCAGCCGAAAAGGTAGCACAATTAGAGACAGTCTTATCAAGACCTAACTCTGGTTATGACTCCAAACAGGTTGACGATTATTGTCAAGCATTTGAACTCTATTGCAGAAAAGGTCGTGAAGGTCTTACTGACGTAGAGAAGAAGGCACTGACTGTTAGCAATGACAGCACAGGCGGATACTTAGCACCCCCTGAGTATGTGAGAGAGTTACTTAAAACAGTAACAGAAATCTCACCTATTCGTGGTATCGCTAGACTCCGTTCTACAGGTCAGCGTTCAATTCAAGTACCAAAAAGAACTGGTCAATTTGCTGCACAATGGGTCGCTGAAAGCGGAACAAGAGCAGAGACTACTGGTTGGCAAGTTGGACTTGAAGAAATCCCTGCACACGAGCATTACGCTATGGTGGATATTTCTGAGCAAGACTTGGAAGATACAGTGTTTGACTTAGAAGCAGAAATGCAATCAGAATTTGCAGAGCAATTTGCAAAAGCTGAAGGTACTGCTTTTGTTAGTGGAGATGGTGTAGGCAAACCAGAAGGCTTTATGTCCAACAGTTCTGTTGGTGAAGTCGTATCAGGTAACGCTTCTGCTTTAACTGCTGATGGTCTTATTGCACTTGTGCATGGGATTAAGTCTGAGTACGCGAAGAATGGTACGTTTGTTTTTAACAGAACAACCTTATCAGCAATTCGTAAGCTGAAAGACACAGCAGGTCAGTATGTATTCCAAGCAGGAATGATGCTAACAGGCGGAGCAACTAACGCAGTCTTAGGTATGCCGTATATTGAAGCAACTGATATGCCATCAGAGGGTAGTAATACTTATCCTGTGATGTTTGGTGACTTCAAACGTGCTTACATGATTGTAGACAGAGTTAGTATGGCGGTTTTACGCGACCCATTCACGCAAGCTACTACAGGTAATGTTAGATACATTGCTAGACGTAGAGTTGGCGCACAAGTGGTGCAGGCGGAAGCTATCGTTAAACAAAAATGTTCTACTTAATAGGGAGTAAATTATGAAAGACTTATCAAATAATTTGGTTATAGAAAACTCTCTTATCAACGCAGTTAAGACTGCAGGAGCAAATGGTACTGGCGTAGACCTTCAGGGTTTTGAAAGTGCTTTAGCTGTTGTGAGTGTAGGTGCTGAAGGTGATACTTTATCATCATCAATATACTTTGAGGTTTCATTGGAACACTCTGATGATAACTCAACCTATACAGACTGCGTTCAAGCAGATATCGTTGACGGCACTATTGCTGCAGGCGGTATTTGGTTGAAACTTGACGGCACTGCTGACGGAAATCCTGATACAGCAGGTGGTCAGTGGCAAGTTGGGTATGTAGGCGGTAAGAGATACGTTAGGATTGTTTTAGCTAAAACTGGCACGCACTCAAACGGCACACCTATTAGTGGTGTAGTTGTTAAGGGTTCTGCTAGACATACAGCCGACAATGTTAATGTAGTCCATAATGTCTAACATTATGTAATTGAAAGGGGTGGGGCAACTCACCCCCTTCTTAACGAGGTAAAACATGGCTAATTATAAAATCGTAGTTCCAAAAGTGGGGGCATCTAATGCACTAGGCACAGAAAGCAAACTCTATGTTTTGGACGAAATAGTAGAAGTTAAAGAAGAATGGCAGCAATCACTTATGGACGCTTTTGTTCAAAATATGTGGGCTGTAGAAACTAAAATGGATTCAGTAGCAGATATAGAAACTACAGAACCTGTTAGAGCAAGAACAGACAAAGGACACTTTATAGCTGATGATGAAAGCACTCCTGACATCAATGAAGCCTATGAGGGTGGCGTTGCACCTAAAAAAACAACAAAAAAGACAACTACCAAAAAGACAACTAAGAAAAAAGCATCCTAGACTCATTGGTGGTATGATAAAAGTAAGCAGAAGCTGACTATGGTAGACACCATGCAAAATATAGGAATATGTAAATATGAGTGCAGGGTATCATCATTTTGTAATAGAACAGGGAGCGACATTCGGTCAAACGCTGACGCTTAAAGATAGTTCAGATACTTTAATTAACTTGGTAGGCTACACGTCTGCTGAAATGGATTTACGCGAAAATCCAGAAGCAACCTCTACACTCCTCACCCTAACAACTTCTAATAACCGCATTGCCTTAGGTGGTACTGCAGGTACAGTTACCCTAACAATTTCTGCAAGCGACACTGCTAGTATGCAAGCAGGTGATGGTCATTATGACTTAGAGATAGTCAATGCAGCAGGAAACATATATAGAATACTAGAGGGTACTTACAGCGTCAGGAGAAATTTAAGCAGATGAGTACAGTAAATCAAATAACAGTTTCTAACACATCTGACATATCTGTAACCACAGTAGGCACACAAGGTGTCGCAGGTCCAAATACAATTCTAAACAGAAGTGTTGTAGCTACAACAGTGTCAACTGCAGGCTCACTTCTAATTTATGACCACACAAATCTAAGATGGGAAGATAGCCAATCTACAAGGTCACAGTCACTTATAGCAAAACTGTATAACTTAGGCTTTACGTCTGGTGGAGCAGTAGTAACAGGTGTTCTTGATGAAGATAACATGGGGTCTAATAGCAATACCAAACTTGCTACTCAACAATCAATTAAAAGCTATGTAGATGTCCAAAATGCTGCACAAGCCGTTAATTATCAAGGAGATACAGGCGGTTCTCAAAGTGTCACTATAAACAGTGAAGTGCTTACGATTGCAGGTGGCACAGGTATAGATACTGTTGGTTCATCTAACACTATTACTGTCAACATAGATAACACTGTAGCAACCCTAGCAGACACACAAACATTCACAAACAAAACGCTCACTAGTCCTATTATAAATACTGGTGATATTAACAACCCTGACTTAGATGGCGGAACAATACAAGGCACTGCGATTGATAACTCAATCATAGGTGCAAATACCCCAGTTGCCATTACAGGTACTGCAATAACAGCAACAAGCCTTGTTATAGGCAGCGCAACAATAACGGAAGCAGAGTTAGAGATATTAGATGGCGCAACTCTTAGTACAACAGAGATTAACTACCTAGATGGAACACTTCAGGGAACAGTAGTAGCTTCTAAGGTAGTAGCAGTAGATGCAAACAAAGACGTAACAGGCTTTAGAAATATTACCTTAACAGGCGAACTTGATGCAGGCTCATTAGATGTATCAGGTAACGTAGACGTAGATGGTGTATTAGAAGCAGATGCTATCACAGTAGATGGCAAAGCCTTAGATGAGTTTGTATCCGATACAGTAGGAGCAATGATTAGCAGCAATACCGAAAGCGGTATAACTGTTGTTTATCAAGACTCAGATAACACCATAGATTTTAATGTTAATGACCCAGTTATAACTCTAAGTGGTGATGTAGCAGGTGCAGCTACCATGACTAATCTTGGTGATGTAACTATATCCACAACAATACAAGCCAACTCTATTGCCTTAGGCACAGATACTGTAGGTAACTACATTGCAACAGTTGCTGCAGGAGAAGGCATAGACGTAGCGAATAGTGGTACAGAAACTGCTGCTATAACGATTAGTGCAGAGGACGCTACAAGTTCAAATAAAGGTATAGCCAGTTTTGATTCTACAGACTTCTCAGTATCGTCTGGTGCAGTAACTTTAGTTACAGAAAGAGTCCAAGATATTATAGGTGCAATGGTCAGTGAGACTGACGCAGGTATTGCAGTTACCTATGATGACACTAACGGCAAGCTAGTATTTAACACAATAGACCCTACGATTACTTTAGCAGGTGACTTATCTGGTTCTATAACACTTACAGACTTAGCTAGTGGCACTTTAACAGCTACTATCGTAGCGAATAGCGTAGCCTTAGGAACTGACACTACAGGGTCTTATATCGCAACTGTAGCAGCAGGAGAGGGTATTGATGTTAGTGGCAGTGGAGCAGAATCAGCCACAATTACAATTTCAGCAGAAGATGCTACAGATAGTAACAAAGGTGTTGCATCATTTGATAGCACAGACTTTGCCGTATCTTCAGGCGCAGTAACGATTGTACCAGAGCGTATTCAAGACTTAGTAGGAGCAATGTTCTCTGGAAATACAGAGAATGGCATATCTGTTGTATATACAGATGGTGATAACAATATTGACGTAGATGTAAATGATTTCAGTATTACCTTAACAGGAGATGTTACAGGTAGCGGTACTGTGACTAATCTAGGTAATGTAAGTTTCGCAGCCACAATACAACCCAATTCAGTAGCATTAGCTACAGACACTACTGGTAACTATGTCGCTACAATAGCTGACGCAGGAAATACACATATCACTGTAGCCAACTCAGGCTCTGAAAATGCTGCAGTTACTTTAAACATTGCAGATGATGCGATTGATACAGACCAGATTGCTAACAACGCGGTAACGCTAGGTGCTAAAACAACAGGCAACTATGTAGCAACTATTGCTGATGCAGGTAACAGCGCAATAACAGTAGCTAACAGTGGCACTGAAACAGCAGCAGTAACATTAGATATAGCAGCAAGTGGTGTAGGCACTACAGAGATAGAAAATGGTGCTGTAACTAACGCTAAGATTGCTAACAATGCGGTCACACTAGGAACACAAAGCACAGGTAATTATGTTGCCACAATCACAGGAACTGCAAACGAGGTAACAGTAACTGGCTCTGGTAGTGAAACAGCAGGTGTAACAGTTGGATTGCCAGATGATGTAACAATCGGTGGTGATTTAGTTGTTACAGGAGATTTCACTGTAAACGGAGACCAAGTAACTCTAAATACAGCAACATTAGATGTAGAAGATGCAACTATTAGATTAGCTAAAGGTGTTACTACATTATCTGCTACAAATAACGCAGGATTGGAGTTTGGTGGGTCAACATCTAAACCAACTATATTATGGAATAACTCTGGTTCGTTCCTAACCTCTAATAAGCCATTCAACGTAGGTGGCGCAAACGGCTCAACATTAAGTGTTGGTAGTTTAAGTCTTAAAAATGGCGGTACAAAATCACGCGTAGATTTCTATTGTGAAACATCAAACGCTCACTATGCAAGGCTAGAAGCACCTGCACACTCAGCATTTAGTGGCAATGTAACTATCACACTGCCAACTACTACAGGTAACTTAGTAGGAACAGGTGATACTGGAACAGTAAGCAACACAATGTTAGCAGGCAGTATTGCTAATAATAAACTATCTAATTCTACAGTAAACTTTGGTGGCATTTCTTTGGCTCTTGGGGCTTCAGATACTACGCCTGCATTTAACCTGTCAGACGCTACAGATTATCCAACATCCTCATTAACAGGAACAATAACAAACGCGCAATTAGCAGGCTCAATAGTCAATGCTAAGTTATCAAACAGTTCAGTGTCATATGGTGGAGTTGAGTTAGCCTTAGGAGCAACTGATGGAACGCCTGCCTTTAATCTTAGTGACGCAACTGCTTACCCTACTTCTTCACTGGTAGGCACAATAACAAATGCACAACTTGCAGGCAGCATAGCTAACGCTAAACTTTCTAACTCCTCTGTAAATTATGGCGGTGTAACATTATCACTAGGTGGCTCAGACACAACACCTGCGTTCAATCTAAGTGATGCAACAGCATACCCAACAAGCAGCCTAGTCGGAACTATTACTAACGCACAGTTAGCAGGCTCTATAGCTAACGGAAAACTAGCTAACTCAACAATAACAGTATCAGACGGCTCTAACACTACAGCAATCGCTTTAGGTGGCACAGTTACCTACGCAGCAGGCGAAGGAATAAATGTAGCAGAATCAAGCGGTACAATAACTTATAGCGCAGAACTAGCGACAGAAACAAATGCAGGGGTAGCGACCTTTGACGGCACAGACTTCACAGTAAGCAGTGGAGATGTAACCCTTAAAGCAGAAAGAATACAAGATATCGTAGGTGCAATGGTTGGCTCTAATACAGAGTCAGGCATAGCGGTCACTTATGAAGATGGTGATGGAACGCTAGACTTTAACGTAGCAGACCCAACTATCACGATTGATGGTGATGTTGACGGAAACGCAACAATGACCAATCTAGGAGATACAACAATTACTGTTGCCCTAGATAATGTGAACTCTAATGTTGGTTCGTTTGGTTCTGCAACAGCAATACCTGCAATTACTGTAAACGCTAAAGGTCTTATAACAGCAGTTAGCACATCAAGCATATCTACTAGCTTTACTCTTACAGACGGCACAACAAGTCAAACAATAGCAGGTGGAAACACTCTTACAGTAGCAGGAACAGCTAACGAAGTAGATGTAGCGGTAAGTGCAACAGATACACTGACTATAGGTCTACCAGATAACGTAACGATTGCAGGTAACTTAACAGTTACAGGTACGCAAACAGTTACAGGTTCTGTTGTTTCTGACTCTAACTTTACTGGTTTAGCAAATGCTAATAGTGCAAATGCAACAGACTTTGGATTCTATGGTAAATATGTAGAGAGCAGCGCAACAAAATACGCAGGTCTGTTTTATGATGCTTCTACAGATAATACATTCAGGTTATTTACAGATACACAGACTGTTCCATCAACTGCAGTCAATACAAGTGCTACAGGTTATGCTGCTGCAAATCTAATTCTTAACGAACTGGTAGCAGTGTCATTAGATGTTAGCGGTGATGTAGATGTAGACGGAACACTAGAGACAGATGCCCTAACAGTAGACGGCAAGACTATAGCCGAGTTAATTAGCGATACTGTAGGTGACATGGTAGGTTCAAATACTGAATCTGGAATTACAGTAGCGTATGACGATTCAGATAACACATTAGACTTTACTGTAGCCACACTTAACCAAGATACAACTGGTACAGCAGCTACAGCCACAGTAGCCACAACTGTCACAGTAACGGCTAACAACAGCGCAAATGAAACAGTTTTCCCTGTATTCGTAGATGGAGCAACAGGCGCACAGGGAGCAGAAACAGACACAGGACTTACATACAATCCTTCTAGTGGGTTATTGTCTGCTACAGGCTTCTCAGGGGCTTTAACAGGTACATTACAGACTGCAGCACAAGCTAACGTAACAAGTTTAGGCACATTAGCAAGTTTAGCGGTAACTGGTGATGTAACAATCAATACTAATGTCTTAAAAGTAGACACTACAAACAACCGAGTAGGTGTGCGAACCGCAAACCCAAGTTACTCACTTGATGTCGGTACAGCAACAGACGCTATACTAATAGCCAAAGGAACTACTGCACAGAGACCAACAGCAGCAGCAGGTCTATTTAGATACAACACTTCACTAGGACGTTTTGAAGGATATACGGATGCTTGGGGTGAGATTGGTGGCGGTGGTGCTAACACGTTTGTTACAGATAACTTTACTGCACCTAATAACTCAACTAGAGCATATACACTTAGTCAAACGCCTAACTCAGAAGATAACTTAGTTGTCTTTGTAGGTGGTGTGTTCCAAAACCCTAATGACTTTGTAGCAAGTGGTACAACCCTTACCTTAGACGAAGCACCACCATCAGGTACACGAATAGTAGTGTACTCAGTAAGGTCAGCAGTATCTGGTAATAACCTGAATACTGACCAGTTCACTTGTAATGGCAATAGCAGTGGTAACTTAGGTGTGGAGTTCACCCTTACCATAGCCCCAGTTTCTGAAGCTAACACGCAAGTATTCCTAGATGGTGTTTATCAGCAAAAATCAGATTACTCAGTCAGTGGCACAACCTTAACAATGGATACAGCACCAACATCAGGTGCAATCTTAGAGGTAGTGACCTTTACACAGACGGACATTAACGTACCAGTAAATGACACTATTGCTACAGCGCACATCAAAGATGCCAATATCACAGTGGCTAAGATGGCAGCTAACTCTGTAGACAGTAACCAGTATGTAGATGGCTCTATAGACGCAGCACATTTAAGTGCAAACGTAATATCAGGACTCACAGAAGTCACCCCAGTTTCAGGTGACAAGATGATGATTCTTGATGCTACAGATAGCGCACTCAAGAAAGCAGATGTTAATGAAATAATGGCAGCAGCCGTTAGTATAACTTCTGCAGCAGATGCAGTAGCTATGTCATTTGATTCAAGTGAGAACGCTACATTTACAGGAAATATATCAAGTGGTGCGATAACTGTAAGTGGAAATGTGCCTACAAGTTCTTCATTAGGCGAGGTATTACAGTTCTCACAAACTGATAGTGCAGGTGGTTTTTTATGGTCTGTCAACAGAGCAGACAACGCATACAAAACAATGTCCTATCATGCAGCAAATCATAAGTTTTATAAAAATGCGTCTGACCTATGCTTAACGATTGATAGTTCAAGTAACGCTACCTTTGCAGGAACAATTACCAGTTTAGGTATTCAGGCTACAGGGTTAAATTCATCAACCTCTGATTGGGGCAATGAAAACATAATATCTAGGAGCGTTATTAATGCTGCAAATAGAACCTATGGCGGATTAATACTACAAGACAGTGCGGTCAACGCAGCAGGTGTTGGGTTTAGATATGATGGTATAGGCTATAAATTAGAACTAGGAACAGCATCAAGTACAAGTTCTGGAATTGCCACGCACCTAACAGTAGATAGGGTTGGCGCAGTTGTAATGTCAAATCATTTAACTGCAGGCGGTGACATTCTAGGTGCAGGAGTATATGTAGGTTCAGTCAATACCAGTTATGACTTCTACAACAATGGCACGTCTTACTTAAATGGCGCAGCGATTGTTGATGATAATTTAACTGTTAATGGAAATGTTGCAATTTCAGCCAGTAGTGGAGATACATTAACTTTAACAAAATCAACAACTGAACCTTCTCTACGTCTTGAAGGTGATGCAAATAAAGATTTTGTGTTTGCTATTTCTGGCGAGTTATTGACACTGACTCAAAATGATGGTGCTACTGACATTTTAGCATTTGACCATGATAGTAAAGAAATAAGAGTAAACAACCAAACATTAGTTAAAGGAAGCAACTCTAAATACAACATGACCTTCCCTGATAATGGCGGTATCGCTATGGGGTCTGCTTATACTTATGGAAACATCTATGCGGTTGGCGGTAATGTTCATATAAGAGCAAATTCATATCCTGCTAATTTAGGCGCAACTTCTAAGGTTTACTTTGAAACTTCTAATAGTAGTGGTGGTCAAGCTAATGATGTTGCGATAGAAAACGGAAACATTGTTCTTGGTGATGGAAACGGAATAAGTTTTGCTGCTGATGCTCACGCTTCAGGAATGGCTAATGAGTTCTTAGACGACTACGAAGAAGGCGCATGGACACCTGCATTAACAGGGTCTGGTGGAACTTCAAGCACAGCATATACAACGCAATCAGGTAAATACACAAAAATAGGGAACGTAGTTACTGCTACTTTTCATATATTACTTAGCAATGAAGGAACTATAACAGGCACAACCAGAATAAGTGGGCTACCTTATAATGGAAGTGGTGGTCCAAATTATCAGACAGCAACTTTGATGTGTGGCAATACCGCTTTAGATAAAGACCAAAAGCTAACTGGTATGCAATATGCTGTAAACGCTTTTATTTACTTAATGATAGAAGAATCAGATGTAGCTTTAAGTCAAGCATCAGGTAATAGTGCTTTTAAAAATAATACAGAAATATCGGGGTCAGTAACATATTTTACAAATTCATAACAATTATACTTAGTGGATTCTAGGTACGGACAAGGAGAAAAAAATGGCGATAATAAAAGAACAAAAAGCAGACAAGATTGAAACGCTTGAAGATGGTCAAGTGCAGATAAGAACAGCTACTGTAATTAAAGAAGGAACACCATCATCAGGCTATACTGAATTATCGCGTACTTTTCATAGACACGTTTTAGTACCAAGCGAGAAAACAGGCGATACTTGGGGTGATACAGATATATCTAGCGAAGAAGCAAGAGTGCAGGCTGTTTGTAATGCGGTATGGACTGCAGACGTTAAGAAAGCCTATCAAGATGCACAAGATGCTTTAGGGTTATAAGTAGAGGAATAGTAAATGAGCAATACAAAGATAAGTAGTGAACAGATAATAGATGGAGTTGCTTTAGCAGGCAATCCAACTACTACTACACAATCAGCAGGTAATAATACTACTAGGGTTGCCACTACTGCCTTTGTTACTACAGCCGTTGCTAATATCGTAGATTCAGCCCCTGCTGCTCTAAATACTTTGAATGAGATTGCTGCAGCAATCAATGATGATGCCAATATCAATACAACCCTGACTAATTCTATAGCTGCTAAGTTACCACTAGCAGGTGGCACTATGACAGGCACGCTAAATGTCACAGGAGATGGCGAAGATGTAATAATCAACTCTGCTGACTATGAACTTGTGCTAATCGGCAATAGAGGTTCGTCAGGTGCGAATTTAGACAAGGCGTACATACGCATGAAGTCTGAAGGCACAAACGTAATTTGTCTTGATGCTGATGGATTTACCTACCTTTCAGGTGGCAATGTTGGAATAGGTCAGGCGTTTGGTGGCACTGTTGACGAACTTTTGCACGTTGAAAAAAGTTCTGGAACAACAATAGTAAAAACAGAAGTAGCAGCAAATAGTGTAGTTGGTTTTGAAATTAAAAAAACAGGTGCTACCACTTCTAATTGGAGATTAGTAGACGGACAAACTGTTAATGGTAATTTAGAAATATATGACGTAACAGATTCTCGCTCAGTAATGATTTTTGATGGTGATGGCGATATTGGCATGGGCGTTACTCCTTTGAGTAATGTTAAATTAACATTAGGTGGAACGTCTACCTCATACAGTTCAGTTTTAGGGTTTGATAATAATACCACTGGCGGTGCAACATTCTTCATGCTTGCATCAGATGACACATGGTCAGCAGGCGGAAATAAGTTTTTGATGGGGCATGGTGCGCCCTCTAGTTCTGCGGTTGACGTTGCTATAGATGCAGATGGTAGAGTTGGGATTGGCAGCAAATCAACAAGCCCACAATACGCTTTAGATGTTTCTGGAACATCTGATATCACAATGAGAATACATAGACCATCTTCAGGTCTTGCTGCAACAGATACTTGCGGTATTGGATTCTCACAAAGAGGAGATGACACTACTTCTTCCTCAGATACTAGGGCAGGTATATTTAGCACTTATAACGGAAACATTTTCTTAGCCACAGAGTCTGGTGGCAACCTTAATAGCAACCCATACGACCATGCTGCATTAGAAGTTACAGGCGGTGGTGCTGTAAACATTAAAGACAGAGGGCAACAATATGCTCTTGCGATTGAAGGCAACGCCAGAGGATTAAGGTTTACTACAGGCTCAAATCAACGTATCTATTGGAATACACATAGAGCATTGGAAGGAGCAGCAGACGGAAGTAACTTACAAGTAGGAGAGGGTTTTACCAAAATAAATATTCAAGGTAGACCTGTCGTTACCGCAGACAGTGTTAATCACTTTAAGTTAAGTAAAACTATCAGCGCAACTGGTAGTTCAGTAACTAGACATTCGCTAGATATTAATGACCTAATAGGAGCAGGAACAGGAGGAACATTACGTTATGAGGTTTCTTTTGTAGGGTATGGTAGTGGTGGTAGTAATGGAGCAAACTTTAAATATAGTGTAGGAGGATATTCAGGTCACAATTACGCTGCTCAAAACTATGGCAGCTTTGGTGCAGGAACAATTCAAAACGGCTATAAATCAAGTAACAGTACCTCTTATACCGCAGTAGGGTTAGGCTACCATCCTGCAATCAATATGGGAGCATACATAAATAATGGAGAAATCTATGTTTATGTACCATCAGCGCAAACGTATGGAGTTACAATATCTAACAATGCTGCAACTTTTGGTGGAATTTTAACTGTTGAGGGGTATTACACATGATAGAACTAGTAAGTTTAGGAGTGGTGCAGGTTTATAATGCTGATGAAAAATCCTATAGACATATATACCCAAAAACAAAAGTAGATGGTAAGTGGCAAGACACAGACATATCTGATGAGACTGATGAGGTTAAAAAGTTTTGCACTGATTCTTGGTCTGATTCTGTTAAAGACGCTTATACAGCACACATAGACTTAAATTTAGTAGAATAAAAACAAGGGATAACGCATGGCAAACACAAAGATAACCAGTAGAGTAATTAAAGATGCAAACGTATTAACTGCTGCTATAGCGGATAATGCCGTTACTGGTGATAAAGTTGCTGATGATGTCGCTCTTGCAGGAAACCCTACAACTACTACGCAGTCTGCAGGCAATAACACTACCAGACTAGCCACCACAGCGTTTGTAAGCACTGCTGTATCCAATCTAGTTGCTTCTGCACCTTCTGCCTTAGATACGCTTAATGAACTCGCTGCAGCTATGGGAGATGATGCCAACTTCTCTACTACTGTGACTAACTCTATTGCTGCAAAACTTCCGTTAGCAGGCGGAACTATGACAGGAAACATAATTATTGATTCAGCAGCTTCTGCAGGTCTAACCTTAGATAGAGCATCAACATCTGCAGGTTCAACTGTAGATTTTAAAACAGCAGGAAATCTTAAATGGTATATGGGATTAAGAGGTCTTTCTAACGATAATTTTTATTTAAGAGATGAAGTAGGCAGCACTGATGCTTTAACAGTAACAAGTGGTGGTAACTTAACAGTAGCAGGTAATGCCACCTTTGCAGGCGAAATAATTGCAAACAAAGCATTACGTCTACAAACAACAGATGACCAAGCGCAACAATGGTATGTCTACACACATACAGATGACACGTTGCGTATTAATTACAATGGCGCAGGTAGTGATGCGTTAATACTACATACAGACGAAAGGATGCAGCTACTTGGACCATTAATTGTTGGTGGCGCATCAGACAGTCAAGCAGGCTCAGTAACATTGCAAGCAGATGGAGACATAAGAGCAGTCTTAGCAAGTGGAGCAGGTGGAGATACACTTATTTCAGCTATTTCAGGTGTTTCTAACGGCTTCCAAATACTAGTAGATAGCAGCAATAACCAAAGTTACAAATTCCATATTGGCGGTGGTGCTAAAGTAACTATTGATTCTAGTGCTGTAACATTAGCATCAAACCTGACCATGATGTCCAATGTTGTATATGCAAGTCAAGTATATGTGGCTGACAGAGTAGGACACTTAAATGACGCAGATACTTATATGGATTTTGAAACCAACTCTGCGAAAATTATTACAGGAGGAAAAAGAACACTTACATTAACCGACCATGTACACGTCATGGCAGACCAATCGCATCTAAGTGATGGTGTTTATGACATGATTATGGGAGCAGGAGCAAAAGCACACGGAACTTTTATATCACCCTACATGACTCTTTCTACGAGGTATGGTTCATGGGATGCAAACATTGGTTGTAATGCTAGGTCAAACATTGGTGAGACAAGTGGTGGAACAGAACAGGCTACAAGTTATGGTGGCGGTGGAGCAAGTAATCTATATGTAGGGTTTACTACGTTAAATTGGTATCACTGGTCATCATCAGTCACTAACACGCTAGGAACTAATTTACCTATAAGTAGCGCATATCAAATGATGGTTTCTGACTCTGGTGGTAACTTAAATATTAATGGTACTTACTACAATAATGCTTCAGACAGGAGACTCAAAGACAACATAACGCCTATAAGCAATGCCGTAGATAAAGTTAAGCAATTAACTGGTAATACGTTTACATGGAAAACTGATGATTCTTTACCTATACCTGAACAATATGTAGGTCAAAAAGACGTAGGAGTCATAGCACAAGAAGTTCAAGCAGTAGTGCCTGAAGCAATAGGATTATCGCCTTGGGATATAGAGTATAAAGAGATTGATAATCCAGACTACATACCTAATGCTGAACCACCTATTCCACAAAAACTACAAGCAAAAGACGTATCGTCTGAATCAGGCAATAACTATCTAACAGTCATAGAAGAAAAATTAGTGCCTTTGCTTATAGAAGCAATCAAAGAACAGCAGGTTATTATTGATGACTTAAAGGCTAGAATAGAAACATTAGAGGGGTANAAAAAATCAGAAATCCCCAGTTTACGAAATATCTGATATGATATATAAGTTAAATGTCAACTAAACCAAAGGAGCATAATATGGCAGACGCTAATGAAACAACAAACAATGTTGCAGTAGATGAGAGAACTCTCGTTATGAAACAAGAATCAGGTGAAGATATTACCTACATGGTAAATGACTTTACTGACGAAGCAAAAGTGCTTTACACAAAAATTGAAATTCTTTCTAAGGAATCTCAAAATACTAAAGTAAACGCTGAGTTTAAATTAGAACAAAATTCAATATTGCAGCAGCATTATTTAGAAGCGTTAAAACCGCTTATTGAAACTTCAGATGAAGCCGAAACAGCAGAGGAAGTTGAAGATGAGCAGGACACAGACGAAGAAGCAAGCGAGTCCTAAAGACTTAGCAATGGCTTTGGATTCACACGAACAAATTTGTGCAATCCGATATGAAAACATTGAAAAGCGCATGGAATCAGGCAGTAAAAGGTTCGCTCGTTTAGAGGGAATGATTGTTGGCATCTATGTCTTGATTATTGCTTCACAAGTAATAGCAGAGGTATTTTAAATGTCAGGTCTACAAGTAACTACACAACCAGTCCAAGAACCTATTTCTTTGCAGGAAGCAAAAGAGTATTTACGCGTAGACGATTCTACTGACGAGAGAATAGTTAGACCTTTTATAGAGACTGCAAGGCGCATAGCAGAAGAACATTTAGGTAGGACGTTAATGACTACTACCTACACGTTTTATGTAGATGGGTATGATGAACTAGCAGACCCTTTATGGGAAGGTGTTAGAACAGGAGCATTTCTAAACTACTACAAAAACTTCATCAATCTACCAATGTGTCCTATACAGAGTGTTACATCTGTTAGCACCTTTGATGACTCAGACAATGAAACAACAATGGCAGCTAGTAGGTACTATGTAGATAACGTGCGTGAGCCTTCCAGAATCGTTCTTAGACAGGGCGAAACCTTCCCTACTGCCCTTAGGGTAGCTAACGCTATTAAAGTAGTGTTCGTGGCAGGATATGCCAATTCATATGCAGTGCCAGAGCCTGTCAGAATGGGTATGCTGCAACACATAGCATTTCTGTATGAACATAGAGGTGATATGTATGAAGCAGCTTCACCAATGCCACCAATGATTAAGAGTATGTATGCACCTTATGTTGTTCATAAGGGTTTAGGTTCATCCACATTCCTAGCTACAGGGTAAGCCATGAACTCAATAGGTAAAATGAGGTATCAAGTAAAACTTCAATCACCTGCAAACACAACAGACGCAGGCGGTGGACGTTCTCAGACCTTTACTACATTGGCAACCATATGGGCTAATATCGTTCCTAAAAGCGGTACAGAGCGTTACAAGCATGACCAAATACAAGACCAAACAACACATGACGTATTCATACGATATCGTGCAGACATAGACCCTAAGTATCGTATTCTTTACGGCACTAGAGTGTTTAGCATCAAGAGTATCTTGAACGTAGAAGAAAGAGATAGATTCTATCTGTTGTCTTGTACTGAAGGTGCGGTAGGTGTGACATGAGTGGTGGTGCAAAACTTAAAAATTTAGACGCGTTTAAAAAGCGTATGGAGAAAAGGCTAAAGAAGAACCCTGCCTTAAATATTAAAACAGCAATGGTCAGAAGTACAAATGTTGTTAGGGATACAGTAGTGACCAGTATTGCGTCAGGTGGAGCAGGAAGGACTTACGAGAAGTACAACCCTAGAAGAACACACACAGCATCCGCTAAAGGACAACCACCTGCAACAGATACAGGGGTTCTAGTTAGTGGCATATCTACATCAGTAGGGGTAGAAAGCAATGCAGTAGTAGGCAAAATCATGGCTTACGCACCAACAAATCAAGGAGATAACTACGCTTTATTCTTAGAGTTTGGCACAAAAGACATGGATGCTAGACCATTTATGCAGCCTGCACTAGATAGAAATGCTAAGAAGATTAGGCAAATCTTTGTAGAAGAAGGGGTAATAGAATGAGTACAGGTAGTTTTGCCTTACAAACCGCTATTTATACAACTTTAAGCAATGATTCTAACTTAACGGACACGTTAGGAGCGTCAATATATGATGATGTTCCTGAAGGTAGTGCTTTTCCTTATATACAAATTGGGCAAGATACTATAAACGAGTATGGAACAAAAGATTTACATGGAGCAGATACTTCATTAACCCTGCATATTTGGTCACAATATAAAGGGGCTATGCAAACGAAGAATATAATGGACAGATTACATTCTTTGTTGCATGATAGTAATATAAGTGTTACAGGCTTTAACCTAATTAACCTTAGGTTTGAGTTTGGTGATATACTTAGAGACCCAGATGGGGTGACTAGACATGGAGTTATACGATTTCGTGCAATAATACTAGGAACTTCATAGGAGTAAATTATGGCAGCACAAAAGGGAGCAGCGTTACTGCTCAAAATCAACACCACAGGCAGTACATACGTCACTGTAGCAGGATTGCGTTCTACTAGCATCACCTTAAATGATGAAGCTGTAGATATCACAAACAAAGATAGTTCTGGTAACAGAACGCTCTTAGCTGATGGCGGTGTGTTCTCAATGTCAGTTTCAGGTTCAGGAGTCTTTACAGACGAAGCATCTGAAGAAACAATGAGAGCAGCAATGAACGCAACCGCGTTTAAGAACTTTCAAGTCCTCATTCCTAACTTTGGTACATACACAGGCGCGTTCATGGTAGCGAGTTTAGAGTATGCAGGTGAGTACAATGGCGAAGTAACGTACAGCGTTTCATTAGAATCTTCTGGCGCAATCACTTACGCTACTGTCTAGGTAATAATTATGGCTTGGAAAGAGTGCATAGTTAAAAGTGGTGGCAAAGAATTATCAGCGTATCAAAGGGG